AAGAAAAAAACTGTAAACTATAGAGACAAAAAATGAAAAATGACACCGAAGCTCCAACTGACGTAGAAGAGTTCAACCCCCTAACTGCCACCGACCGAGAGAAACTGGCCTACTACCAGCGCTCGCTTAAAGAGTTCCGCTGGGACCTGACTGCCCATGACAACTACATTAAAGACTTTGATGCCTATGAGGCCATGCTCATCTCTAAGCCCTATGACAGCATCTCCAAGAAGGTCCAAAATGGCCTGTCAGATGGCCGCACCACCACCATTTACCTGGAACGAGCTGGCCGAGTCGTTGGTAAGCTACCTGAGGGTGAAATGCAAGCAGCTGGTGAGAATGATGACGGCGTCGCCGCTGTTCTGGAAATCCTCCGGACCAAGTGGCTCTACCCAAATGCCAACGCCCAAAAGAAATTCCTCAAGAAAATCCGCCTGTGGCAGTTTAACAGTTCTGTCTATGGCTTTATGCCCATGTTTTACGACTGGAACGTGACTGAAACTGGCTATGTTGGCCCGGATTGCTGGCTGTGGCACCCCCGTAACTTCATTCCGCAGCTGGGCCGTGCCTCGATTGACGATATGGACTACTGCCATACCATTACCTACGTGGGTGAGGACTACTTAGAGGACCTGCTCGAAGAAACCGACGAGGCCGGTTGGGATAAAGATGAAATCCGCCGCTTAATTCAGCTGATCCACGACGGCGAGAAGTCAGTTGACGTCAATAACCAGCGCAACTCCCTGGTCGTCCGTCAGCGCCAGTTCCAAGCCGAAAAAGGCCGCATTATGCTGGCGACCCGCTACGAAGCTGGTGATGATGGTAACTGGTTAGTGTTTGCCCCTGAGTATAACGAAGTTGTCCTCCGCTGCATCCCGAACCCACATAAAAATGGCCGTCTGCCGTTTGTAATTAAGTACGCCACTGATTTGTTTGACAACATTTACGGCCTGGGTGACTTCCAACGAGCCAAACCCCTCCAATTTGCCAATGATGGCCTCGATAACTTCTACTTTGCCGGTATTAAGCGTGGCCTCTACCCGCCAACGATTATTAACCCGGCTGGGGTCGTCAAAAGCTCTATTACTCAAGACCCTGGTGCAATTTGGCTGGAAAACGTGCCCAACTCTATCCGGGAGTACCATACCGACCCTGTTGGCATGAGCACTTACCAGAGCGCGAAACAAATTATGAACGGGGCTCAGACCTTCCAGGCTGGTTCAACTCAGATTGACGCCACTGCTGCTGGTAGCTCACAGCCAACCATGTCTCGCACGGACGCTGGGGTTGACCAACAAACCGCCAAAGAAGATACCCGTGATGCTCAGGACCGCTTTGAGCTGGAATCAGCCCTTGAGGAACTAATTGACCGCATGATGGGCCTGATCCCAGTGATTGGCACCGAAACCATCCCAGTGAACCTGTTTAAGACTGACGTTCAGGAACTAATTGACTCTGGCTACGGTGACTCCCTCAACGTCCTTAAAGAAAAGAAGATTCTGCGGGTCTCAACTTCTGGTGACTCAGCCACCCTCAAGATACCAGCTGACTTCCTCAAAGACATGGACATGCGCTTCCACATGACCTATGGCTCAACCGCCCAGCAAAACAAGCAGGCGCAGCTCCAATCGCTGGACCAGTTTGTCAAAGATATGACCAGCATGCAAAATGAGATTGTGGAAATGAAGAACCAAGGCATGACCATTGACTGGAAACTGATTGCAGAGATTAAAGCTCGCCTGTCTGACGTACCACAGCTTGGTAAAATCTTTAGGCAGATGACCCCAGAAGAAGAACAGAAGTGGCAAGCCTCTCAGCAACAAGCTAACCAACCGCCTCAGCAGCACCCAATGATTAAGATGATTGAGAGTATGGGCTACAAGGACATGCCGCCTGATATCCAGCGTCAAGCCGAAGCCATGGCTGGCTTTACCCCAAGTACGGTTGGTGTCAGCACTGCCGACCACCTCAAGACCGTCCAAGCTGCCACGGCTATGCACAGCGCCGTCCAGGGCAGCCCAGAGATGCAAGCCGCCCTCCAAGCTGAACAACCTCCAGCGACTCCCGCAGCCCCAGCCCCACCTGATGCTAACTTAGGCCCACTACCACTAGCCATGCACGGCTCCCAGCCAATTGTTGACCCTGATATGGCTGCCTTACATAACCACTTAGGGAGTTTAATAAAGACCAATGGCAAGTAAAAACGGACTGACCCCACAAACCGATGACTGGGATATTCTCGCTGATCCGCCTGAGGTGACGCTCGATACTCGGGACGAACGCAAAACCGCTCGCCTGTCTAAGACCCGCGCCTGGAAGCAGATTGACCAGTACCTGACGGACCGCCAAGCTGCTTATGGTACTGCCCTGCCAGGGACTAACCTGTCCTACCGAAAGGGCAGTGAAGCCAACTGGATTGTGGCTGACTGCATTATTAAAGAACTTGAGGCCCTGCGCCAGTACGTGGACACGATTGCTAATGGGGTTTCTTAATACTCCTGAGGACTACGAGGCCCTTGGTGTCGAGCCGCCAACCAGTGAGGTGCATGGCACTGAGGACGACCTCCAGCAAGCCCGCCTCATGGACGGCCATATCTGCTCGTGGAAGCAACAGGGGTCGGATGTCTTTTGTGAACGGGGCCCCCACCGCCACGGCCGCCATGTGCCGCCAACCCACCTGTTAGTCGGGACTGATCCTGCAGGCACGCCGCTCTACAAGATCATTGACATTGGCTAGGAGATAGGTAATTATATAATCAATGGTGTCGCCCGAACCAACGTAACGTGGGCTGAAATTAAAAAGAAGGAAAACACACATGGAAGAAAACACAGACGCAACAAGTAATGCGCCTATCACGGACGCTCCAACCGATGAACAACTTGAGGACAGTATCGACCAGCAAGTCATTGCCGACGATACTAGCGAACAGCCAGAAGAAGTAGTCAGTGACGCCCCCGTCGCAGCAGAGCCGCCAACTCGTAGTGAACGCCGCGAACAGAACTACATCGACAAGCTGAGCGAGATGATTAGTAGCTCAAATCAAAACGCTTTTCGCCCAAAAAGTGAGCCAAGTACGACGCAAGAAACGTATCAACCGCTCAAGTATGAAGAAGGTGATTATGACCTGGCCCAACTTGAAGCCGACCGCAAAGCCTACGGCGATACTCAGCGTAACGCTGGCCTGCGCCAAGCCCAGTCGGAACTGTCTCCCCTGAAGCAACAGCTCTGGGCTCAGCAGTTAGAATTTGATAACGAACGCGTCCAAAAAAGCTGGGGTATTCTCGATCCTCAAAATGAACAGGAATTTGACCCTGATTTTGCAAGCGAGATGACCCAAAAGTACCTGAACTTTATTGGCTACCGAACCGACCCTCAGACTGGTGACATTCAGCTGGACCGCCCTAATATCCGATGGACAGATTTCGTCAAAGCGGAGAAGCAGAACCTCGATAGATACGTTGAGCGCGCCCAAGCCACAAGCACCAAGAACATCGTCAAGCAGGCCTCTAATACTGGTATTCGCCCAAGCGGCCAAGCCCGTGTCTCGAAAGGTCACAACGTTGATACGTCAGACCCGAACTGGATTTCCAAGCTGAGCCGTGAAGAATACGAGGAGTGGGGCCGTGAGCTGGCTGACAAAGAGATTAACAAACGTCTCGGTATTGCCTAAACTGACACCTAACATTAAAAACAAACTGGAGATAGCTCATTATGGCTACTGGAAATATTACAACTACGACTGATGCAGCCTTGATTGCACAGAAGTGGACTAAAGAGGTAGAACTTCCTTTCTACAAAGCCCTTCGCTTCCAACCCCTTGTTACCCAACGTGGCAACTTGGTAGCTGATGGTGGTAACATCATCAACGTTCCATTCCTAAGTACCCTCCAAGCGCGATCAAAAGCGTCTGGTACCAACGTTACTTACGATAACAACACTGAAGCAAGCATTACAATTAACATTAACAAGCAAACCTACTCAGCTGTCCTGATTGAAGACATCGCCAAGGTCCAAGCAAGCTACGACCTGCAGAGCCTCTACCGTGGTGCCCAGGCTGAAGCTGTGGCTCGCCAAGTAGATACTGACATTGCTAGCCTCTACACCGCTGCTGGTTCAGTTGTCTCAGCTGGTGCCACTGTGACTGATGCGAACATCATCTCAGTTACTACGAGCCTTGACGCTAACAACATCCCACGCAGCGAACGCTACGGTATTATCGGTAGCTACACTGAGGGTGACCTCCTGAACGTCAACAAGTATGTTGCCTACGACCAAACTGGCCAAACTGGTACAGCGGTTAAAGAGAACGCTAGTGATGACACACTTGTCGGTCGTTTGTACGGTATGGAACTGCACATGAGCAACAACCTAGTTGTCTCAGCTGGTACACCAAACATCGGTCACGACATGTTCTTCCACAAGAAAGCGATTAGCCTTGCAATGCAGCTAGCGCCTACTTACAAAATGGAAGATTCAGTTGATGCCATTGGTATGAAAGCAGTCTTGCACTGTATTTACGGTGTTGCTGTTGAACGCCCAACTGCGTTAATAGACCTCCAGCGTAACATTGCAGCATAGTTGTCAATAGACACTACCCCTGTTACAATCAAAGACCCTTGCGAAAGCAGGGGTCTTTTGTTATGCTTGGTCTATTGCAGCACGAATAATATTTACGGAGGTATTTATGGAAGAGGTATATCAAGAGGTTAAACTAACACGGGGGCTAGTTGCAAGAGTATGTAATTGCCATTATCACTTGGTGAAGAATAACAAATGGTATGCAACAGGGGGCGGCACAAGATATGCAGCTCGCAGCATATGGAACCCCAAAACAAAAAGGACATCAGGAATGATATATCTGCATCGCCTTATTGCTCGAACACCAAAGGGAAAGTCCACTGACCATATCGACGGCAATACTATGAACAACTTTTGTTGGAACTTACGCATAACAGACCAAATGCACAATAATTATAATCGTGGCATGGACCGTCGTAATACAACGGGATATAAGGGAGTAAGCTTCATGAAGCAAGCAGGCACGTATAGGGCATATATCCGTACCAACGATAAACAGCGACACATCGGTGTCTATAAGACTGACAAAGAGGCAGCCCTAGCCTATAACCGCGAAGCTATTAAACAGTGGGGAGAGTACGCCCGCCTCAACATAGTTGCCAAACCACCTATTCAGCAGTAAACTATACCTACAACTACTTAACATAGGAAATCAACATCATGGCAACACCACAAGATACATCAACTCCAGCTGATACTACTCCAATTACAACTGATACCCCTGTCACTGACCTCCCTGAGCAGACTGTAACCAGCGGTCCAACCAATCCACAGGTTGACGATTTGATCATAAACGAGCAAACTAATGATGATATCGTTGCAAACCTGCCAACCACTAAAAATGAGTTTGGCACTGAGCAAGTGATTATCAACGCTGATGGGACGATCCAGGGCCTCGCAACTGCTGATCAACCATCAAGCACTACTACTGAGAAGTAGTCGCACCTTTCAGGCGACGAGAGTGCCATCTCTCTTCCCTTCCAACTCCACACTAAAGCACCTCTTCGGAGGTGTTTTATGGTACTATCAGATTATGAAACTACTACACGATAATGTACTCATTCAACCCGACAAAGCCCCGGAAACCTCACCCAGTGGCATCATCCTGACCTCCAATGCCCTTAAAGAGCTACCTCCCTTTGGCCGGGTCATGGCCGTGGGCAGCAAGATTACTGACATTAAGGTTGATGACCGGGTAATTTACTCAGCCTACGCTGGTATGGAAGTCGGTGAGGATACTGTCATTGTGCCTTACGCCGCTGTCATGGGGGTTGTCGATGCCAACTAGAACTGAAAAGGACATGTCAGCTGTCCGTCGGACGGTGCCATTTGCGGTTGCCCTGAAAAAAGGTGTCTGCCACGCTGAACTCAAAAATTACTTGGGGAACGGCAACGTGCTTACGCTTCGTTGGAACTTAAACCAATCTGCTACCCGTGACCATATTTTCGCGATGACGATTGGTGATAAAACTGCCTATATCGACTTAGAAGAATTGCTTTCATACACAAGATTGATGTGATACTATTATGATGTAACCAATCAAAATAAACACTATGGCAATAAAATCACCAACTATTAAAGATTTCCCTAGAGGAGACTCACGGACTGTAAACATACAGGTGCTTGAACCTGATGGCGTAACACCGTTCGATTTAACAGGATCAAAAGTCTACTTTACCGTTAATGCCTCGAGTAATAATACTGCTGACACGGATGCTAGCGCAGCGATTGCCTTGAGTACATCGGTGTTTGCTAACCCACAGAGTGGCATAGCAACTCTCCAGATCACCAGTGCCTTGACACAGGATATGGCTCCTGGGACGTACTACTACGATGTACAGGTACGGGACTCATCGGGTAATATTAGCTCTATGCCACAGGGGCAGTTTATCGTCATAGCAGATGTAACTAGGACAAATACCTAGATAATAAAAAGGAATAGGAATATGGACAACTCACCAATCGACCCAAACAACGCACCGGCTCCCGTCGTTGCAGATACAATCCAAAGCCTCAGCGGCCATAATGAGGGCGAC